TAACCGTTCATTTGACGAATTAGAAGTAACAGCTATGGGCGATACTGCTCACAAGTTTGCAAAGGGTCTAGAAGCTAGCACTATCACTATCGACTTCTTAAATGACACAGCAGCAAGCAACGTAAACGCAACACTGCAGGCAGCATGGGGTACAACAGTGCCACTAACAATTAAGCAGACAAGCGCAGCAATTAGCTCAACTAACCCAGAGTTTCAAACTACAGTGCTTGTAAATAACACACAGGATGTAAACGGCGCAGTAGGCGACATAAGCACACAGTCAATTACATTTACCTGCCAAAGTGTTATTGTAGTAGATACCACACCTTAAGGAGTAGTAATGGCAAAGCTAAAGATAACAAGGGCTAATGGTGAAGTATCTGAGCATAAGATAACACCAGGTGTCGAGTACGCTTTCGAGTTAAAGTACGGATCAGGAATTAGCAAGGTTTTGCGGGATCATGAACGTCAAACGGAGATCTACTATTTGGCTCATGAATGCCTACGCAGGGCTGGCGTTACAGTACCTTTATTTGGTATCGAGTTTATAGACAGCTTAGACACAGTAGAGGTACTTGACGAAGAAAAAAAATAGTTGGGCGTGATTCCATTTTCTATAGTATTGCTCAGTTGAGCGTTGAAACTGGAATACCGCCTAGCGAGTTTAGAGACATGGATACGCAGATGTATCGGGCTATCATCCAAGTATTAACAGATAGAGCTAAGGAGATCAAAAATGCCAGTAGTCGTAAACGGCGTTAGAGAGTTTCTAAAAGCTATAGATGAGCTTGACGAAGATATGTACAAGAATGTTAAAGACACACTAAAAGCACCTATGATGAAAGTGGCTGCAAAGTCTAAAGATGAGTTGCCATCTAATCAAAATGTGTTAAGTGGTTGGCTCAAACAAGCGAAGCCGATGGAAGGTCAGCGCAGACCTTTCCCTGCATACGACCAGGCTACAGCTCAAAAAGAGATTAAATACAAACTGGGGCCTAATAAGAAAAACAGAAGCGGCTACTCTGTTTACAATTATGTATCTAATGAGTCTGCAGCTGGCGCAATCTTTGAGACCGCTGGCCGTAAGACTACAGGCGCACAAGGCGCATCATTAAACCCTAATGCTGGTGTGCAATTCATACAGGCATTACCTAACGTAGTAGATGCAACATTAGCAGGATCAGTAGGACGCAGAGGTCGTAAGAATAAAGGCCGAGTAATTTACAAAGTCTGGGCTAAAGAGCAAGGGCCAATATACGCAGACTTAAAAAAGGCGTTAGATGATGCAATATTTGCATACTATAAAAAGATGCCACTAGAGCAAAGATCACAGGTAATAGGATTTTACAAAGAGCGTAGAGCTCGTGGATTTAGGGGCGTGTAATTGTGCCAACCTTAGTAGTATCGGCACTTAGCACCTTTGATAACAAAGGATTAAAAAAAGGTAAGAAAGAAGTATCAGCCTTTGAGAAACAAATAAAAGGCTTTGGTAAAACCTTTGCCGCAGTTTTTAGTGCAACTGCATTACTTAACTACACTAAGAATGCGGTAAAGGCGTTTGCAGCCGATGAGAAGGCAGCCAAAGCATTAGAGATACAATTAAAAAATACAGGCTTCGCATTTAGCGCACCATCTGTAGAATACTTTATCGCCAACTTGCAGAAAACTACAGGTGTGTTAGACGACCAATTACGCCCAGCATTTCAACAATTATTGACAGTTACAGGTTCTATAACAAAGAGCCAAGATGCGTTAGGTGTAGCACTTAACATTAGTGCGGCCACAGGCAAATCACTTACCGAAGTTAGCGCAGCATTAACACGTGGATTTTCAGGCAACACTGCAGGGCTAAGCAAATTAGGCGCAGGCATAAGTAAAGCTACTCTTAAAGCTGGCGATATGGATGCAATATTGGCTGAACTAAATGAAAAGTTTGCGGGTCAATCAGCAGCTAGGCTAACTACCTACGCAGGCAAGATGGATCTACTCAAAGTCGCATCTGAAAACGTTAAAGAAGAAATAGGTAAAGGCATAATAGGTGCTTTAGAGGCATTGAGTAAAGACACAAGTATTGAAGATACAGCAATCAAAATGGAAAACTTAGGCAAAACACTTGCAGACGTTATTACTGGCGTAGGTGTTTTGATTGCAGAACTACAAAAGATTCCAGGAGTAAAACAAGTAGCAGGTGCTTTATTTGATATAAGCGTATTTGGCAGTTTGGCACGATTGGCTAGAATGAATGCTCAACCTGCAGAACTACCATTTAATAAGCAACGCAGCGCAGGCCGTATATCTGCACAAGTATTTAGAACAGAAGTACGCCAGCAAAAAGAATTAGATAGGTTAAGAGCGTTAGAGATTGCAAAGCTAAAAGCAAAGACCGAAGTGGATAAATTAAAAGACAAGTTTGACCTAGAGCGCATAGGCCTGAACGCAGCACTTAACGCTGCAACCGATGAAGAAACTAAACTACGCATTAGGGCGCAGCTTGCAATACTAGATAATAATGAGGCACTGGCTAAGAAGTACAATGCTGAGTTAGGCGCTGCAACTGCCGCTAATGCTTTGGCTACTTCTGCTACTACAGCTGCAGGCGCTTTAATTTTCTTGGCTAATGGTATGCCAGCGCTGTTTAATTCTTTAGGTGAGATGACTGCACGTGGCCGTAATCAAATAGCACCATTTGAAGGATCTACTACATACACAGTGCCACAAGGTGTGACAAATCAAGGTGGACAGGCTGCTGCTGGCGCTGCTGCATCTACACCTACACAGGCCACCTTAGAGATAGCACCTAACGCAAGTGCTGACAGATTAGTGCAAGCTATTGCAGAGACAGTAAGAGTCAATCTTAAATACGGCAACAAGTTACTGCCTGCTGGCGGTCTTGAATAATGCCAGTACCTACAATAAATGCAATAATAAATTTTTCGACTGGACCTAGTTTTGCGCAGAGCCTTATATTGGACACTGGCTTACTAGACGTAAACGTATTAGCAGATTCTACAGCTGTAATTGTTGACGTATCTAACCAGGTAGATTTTATACAGAGTGCTAGAGGCCGTAGTGCTTTAGCAGATCAATTTCAAACAGGCACACTGACCTTACGCATAGTAGATCAGAATGGCGATTTTAACCCAACTAATACTTCTGGGCCTTATTACACTTTGCTGACACCTATGAAAAAGGTGCAGATTACTGCAACCTATGGCGCTAACACTTATAGCATATTCTCTGGTTTTATTACTTCATACGTTAATACACAGCCTAAAGATGCTACAGAAGTGGCCTATACAACCATACAAGCTGTAGATGCGTTTAGACTCGCGCAAAATGCACAGATCAGCACAGTTACCGGTGCTACGGCTGGCGACTTATCTGGTACACGCATCAATCAAATACTAGATCAAATTGACTGGCCATCTACTGCTAGAGATATAGATGCAGGTTTAACTACTTTACAGGCTGATCCTGGCACAGCACGCACTTCGCTTAACGCCTTGCAGACCTGCAGCGATTCTGAGTACGGCGCATTCTATGTAGATACCAATGGCGACTTTGTATTTCAAGATAGAGCAGTGACCGCTGGGTCAATAGGTGGCACAGTTACTACATTTAACGATGACGGCACAGGCATACCTTATGCCAATGCTAATTGGAAGTTAGACGATACCCTTATATTTAACTCAGCGCAGGTCAGCATGTCAGGTGGCACACCACAGACGGCTATCAATCAAGACTCCATAGATAAGTATTTTATACACAGCTACAACCTGCAGGATCTACTTATGCAGAGCGATGCAGTGGCCCTAGATTATGCGCAGGCTTATGTGGCTAGTAGAGCCGAAACAGAAGTACGATGCGATGGCATAGAGCTAGACCTATACACGCCTAACTACAACGCAGGCATACTTGCAGCCTTAGAGCTTGATTTCTTTGACCCAATACAGGTAGTAACTACACAGCCTGGCGGCTCGACCCTTGACCGCACCCTACAAATATTTGGCGTATCTAACACGATAACACCTAACAGCTTTAAGGTTTTCTTCACAACCTTAGAGCCAGTTATAGATGCGCTGATTCTAAATAACAATATCTACGGCACTTTAGACTATAATGTGCTTAGTTACTAAAGGAGAATATCATCGCTAAGCAAACCTTCACGACAGGGCAGGTATTAACTGCCGCACAAATGACATCGCTACAACAGACTGCTATGGGTGGTGGCTCAGCTACGGCTAAGACCGCATCTTATGTATTAGTAGCTGCAGATGCAGGTACAACTGTTGCTATGAATGCGGCAGGTGCTACAACAATTACAGTTAACACAGGATTATTTGCAGCAGGTGACACAGTGTTTATACAAAACTTAGGCGCTGGTGCTTGCACAGTTACAGCAGGTACAGCAACAGTAGCGACCGCAGGCAGTTTAATATTGCCACAAAATGATGCAGGTATATTATATTTTACAGCTACAGGTACATCTATATTCTACGATTACATACAAGCTGGCGCAGTATCGCCACTAACTACTAAAGGGGATCTTTATACCTTTAGCACAAGTGATGCAAGATTAGCCGTTGGCACTAACACTCATGTTTTAACTGCCGATAGTGCGGAAGCCACTGGATTAAAGTGGGCTGCACCTGCTAGTGGTGGTGGAATGACTTTGTTGTCAACAACAACTCTTTCGGGTGCTAGCACTACAATTTCATCAATAAGTGGGAGCTATAAAAATTTACAGTTAATACTTAAAAACATAAACCCAAGCGCAGGAATGATTTTGGCAGTAAATTGCAATAGCGATACCAATAAAATTACTTATAGTGGAACTGAAAAAGTTGGAACATCAAGTCCTATTTTTGTGGCAGGATCGGGAACTGACACTAGTTTTGAATTAAATTACAATCATGGCTTGGGATCAGGTAATACAAGCAATATTGCCGTTTTGGATTATTACAATTATGCAGCAACAGATTCTTTCAAATCAATTAAAGCGCAAATTCATTTTACAAGTAATGTGCCGAACCAAAATACTGGAACTTATGCTGCAACATACAGAGCAAACACAGCAATTTCATCTTTAGTCATTTCTTGCAGCAGCGGTGTTTTTAATGCAGGAACAGCCCTACTTTACGGAGTATCATAAAATGAGCAAACCAATGGTCAGAATACATAACATACAAACAGATGAAATTATTGATCGAGAAATGAACGCTGTTGAATTTGAGCAATATAAGGCAGATAACGAGGCTACTAAAGCAAAGCAAGCCGAAACTCAAGCAAAGGCGGCGGCTAAAGAAGCAGCGCAAGCAAAACTCGCAGCACTTGGTTTAACTGTTGAGGATTTGACTGCTCTAGGTTTGTAATGCAACCTAAACTATGTGCAGCTGGTGTGCAGTTAAGAGATCAAATTGATACGTGGTTTCCAAGTAGGCGTACTGCCAGTGATGGGTGGGTGGGCGATAGTCGCCATGCCACCAGAAAATCAGATCATAATCCAGATGAGCAGGGGTGGGTCAGAGCCATTGATATTGATTCTCGCCTGGGTGAGCCAGAAGGGATCGCAGCTTATTTGGCTGACCAAATCAAACAATGTGCGAAAACCGATAAACGTTTATCATACGTCATCTTCTCGCACCACATCGCTTCTAAACTCTTAAACTACAAATGGCGCAGATTTAAGGGCAACCCGCACACATCACACATACACATTAGTTTTACTAAAGCAGGAGATACAGACGGCAGACCGTTTGACATACCACTAATCGGAGGCAAGATATGAAAATAAGTAAGAAGCAGAAGGCAATACTAAAATCATACTTTAGAGGTGTGCTTGTATCGCTACTAACATTCTTGGCCAGTAATGAATTAGGTTTAGACCCCGCGCTGTCTGTAATTGTTGCAGCACTCGCAGGGCCAGCAGCTAGGGCTTTAGACAAATCCGACAGTGCCTACGGCATCGGTGCAGATGAAGCATGACACCTGGCGAATGGGCTGGCTTTTTTGCTGGCGTTGTAAGCGTGCTGAGCGCCGTGCTGATCGGCTTGCGTTTCTTAGTTAGGTCTTATCTATACGAGCTTAAAATAAATAATGGCCACAGCATGAAGGATCAATTAACAAGGCTAGAAAAGCGTGTTGATGATCTGTTTATTTTAATTAGTAAGGGATGATTTAATTATGGCTAACACACGCAAACGCAAAAAACCTGTCAGACGTAGAATACGTAAGATGGCAGAGCCATTAAGTAAATTAGATCAGCATTATATCGCCTTGCATTCATGCTATAAGGCTGCTATTGCTGCAGGCTTTACAGCTGAGCGTGCATTCTGGTTACTTACAGACCAACGCACATTACCGGATTGGATCACCGGTAAAGATGGCATCATCCCTGTTATTGATCCTTATGACGATGAGGATGACGATTAAGCGGTGGCTAGTAATATCAGATTTACAAATCCCATATCATCATGAGCAGGCAGTTAAGAACGTCATCAAGTTGGCAAGACGTGAGAAGTTTGATGAGGTTCTATGTGTTGGGGATGAGATTGACTTCCAGACGATTAGCAAGTGGGCCGATGGCACACCTTTGGCTTATAGTCAGACTCTCAACGAGGATCGTGCAGCTTGTCAGGATATTCTTTGGTCTCTTACCGAGTACAGTGCAAAGGCTAGTGTTATCCGCAGTAATCATACTGATCGCCTTTATAGCACTTTATTAAAAGCACCGGGCTTAATCGGTTTGCCAGAACTGCAATACCCTAAATTCATGGACTTTGCATCTATGGGCATCGACTACTACAAGACAGCCTATGAGTTTCACCCTGGCTGGGTACTCGCACATGGGGATGAAGGCAACATGAGCCAGCATGCAGGTATTACAGCCCTCAACCTGGCTAAGAAGTGGGGCAGGTCAGTAATAGCAGGCCACAGCCATAGACTGGGCATGAGTGCTTATACAGAGGCCATAGGAAGCCATTACAGGCCCTTGTATGGTGTTGAGGTAGGTAATCTCATGGATAGAAAAAAAGCCTCTTATATCCGCTATGGAAGCGCTAATTGGCAGATGGGCTTTGCTATACTAGAAGCCGTAGGAAAGACGCTAACGCCCACGTTAGTGCCTATTGACAAGGATGGCTCATTTACAGCTCTAGGGCGGTATTACGGGTAACATCGTTACCTAATCGTTATACAAACTACGCCCCAAATAATCTACAAAGTCATACACAAGTGCAACACTGTTGCCATGCCACAAAATATGTAGGCATAGATAGGGCTATATGGTAACTGTAGATGTATTTTACGCAGTGTGTTA